TTTTCGTAGTTCTGCTTGGGTTTGAGTGTCGCGGGCTTCGAGGTTTTCAACGCGCTTCCAAAGCTCTCCGCGCGCAGTGGCGTTGTCAGCGATTTCGGCCGCAGTCTTCTCTTCGCTCGCCTCGTCCCGCTTGCGCCGACGCTCCAAAATCCAGTCGAGACCTTTGGACAAAAGCGCTCCAACGCCCGCCGCACTGAGCAGGGAGCCCATGTTGTCGATGGATGACATCGGTCCTCCTACCCAAACAGTTCTTGCAGTGCGGCCGCCACTGTGGCCGCAACGAGCGCGTAGCCGGCGTCAGTCAGGTGCACCAGGTCGCCGTAGTAGGTCGCGTTGGTCGAGTCCTGCAGCTGCGCGATTGCTGCCACGTCCACGATCGCGTGTCCGTAGACACCGTCTTGATTCGCTGTCAGCGAGGCGTTTATCAGCAGTCTGGCAGCGTTGTGCAGGTTGTCTCTCGCTGTAGTAGACAGGTCCGTGCGAGGGAGCACTGTCAGCGTCACGACGTAGATCCCAGCCGCACGGAGCGTCGCTACGTAGTCAGCCCACTGGCCCAGGATATCGTCCGCAAGGTCCTGCGCGGTCCGCGTGTCGTCTGCGTTGATCGCGGAGCCAAGTGCGTTGGTGCACTCCCAAGCAACCGCGCAAACCACCTTCGTGGAAGGAGAATACTGCGATGTGATGTTGCCGACGTCGGACACTAGGTTGACGATGTCCCATCCCGCGACGCCGCGATTCTCGACCGTGTACCGAGCGCCAAGCGCGGCATCAACGACAGCCGGATATTTTTTGTCCGCCGCAGTCGTTCCGGTCCCGAAGGTCAGAGAATTCCCCGCAAAAACGAGTGCGACCGGAAGCTCTGTTGAGCTCGCGGAGGAGCCGCTTGGAGCGCTCGCCCACGAAGGTCGCGTGCTGCGCACTGACTCAAGAATCGAGTCGAGCTGGAGGCTTTCGTCCCTGCAGAGTAGGTCCAGTGCCTTGGTGTCGTCCTGTACGCGAGACGGCTGCGCAGAAGCGCTTTGACCTAGCGACGTGGCAGAGCCTTCGTTGACCCTGTAGCTCGCGCCGGTGACCTGCGACCCCCCGCCTGCCTCGATCCAAATTTCCACCGTGTCTCCCGCGCTCCAGGTGATAGCGCCTGGACTCTCCCAAAGGTCGCCCTGTACGCACACGGACAGCACGCCCGTGGCAGCGTCGATTGCTGCCCACGTAGCCGGGTCTAGGGAGAACACACGCAGCGCCCCAGAGTACCAGGAGCGATCCCAGAGCGGACGGAATCGCGCGCCAAAACGCACCCGGCCTGCTGCTGTGTATGCCCCGCGCCGCACACCATCACCGGCACGGGTGCCGCTCAGGATCAGCGAGCTCGGACCTCCGCTCTCGCGCTGCGCGCCGTAGATCACGACGTCACGAGCTCCCGCAGTCACGCCTCCCCAAGCGCTTTGGTCTCTCCCGTCGACGGGCACGAGTGCAGTCGCGTTCCCCGCGGAGACTGTCTCGGTGATCGCGACGCGCTCCCACGTAGTGCCTACGGCTTCTGCAGTCCCTTTACGCGAAACGACACCGGTCCACTTGAAAAGGTTGGTGTTTGGGGACTCCGTACCTGCAGTCGCTTTGCACCAAACCGAGGTAGTGACGCGTGTTGCTCCGGCGATGGCGGTCTGCGTTGTCTCGCCGATCCCGTGCACGCCTGAACTCGCCTGAATCCTGTGCGCAGAGGTTCCCCCGGCAGGATCAGACTGTGAACCCGTCCGCGTCGGCGTGCCGAAGAGCGTCCATGCGGCATTGCTGAAGTCGAGCGGCGCGGAGTTGTGATTGGCCTTGGCCGACTCGATCAGAAGCCCAGGCGCCTCCCCGTCAGCGAGGCGCCCCACCCTCGCTTCGTCGACTGCCGCGTGTGCGAGTGTCGCGGTGCCAGTCTGCACCGTCGCACTCGACGCACGCGTGACCGAGACCCCGGGGATCGAGGCGTGTGCCCCGGGAGCGAGGGCGGCGAAGCTGAGGGAGAAGCCGCGGCGGATCCGGCTCCGTGTTGCAGCAGCTCGAAGCGCTGGCTTCACTCGAACGGCCCCTCCAGTCGGACCGTGGTCGCACTACCGGCCCTCACGTACAGCACAGCGTAGCGGGTGCTTCGAACTGCAATCTGAACGTGTTGTTCGGTGTCCGTCGGAAGCTGAGGTGCTCCCGTCACGCATCCCCCGGAATCCGCAGTAGTGAGCGTCCCGTCGTTCCACGCCTTGCCCGCGGAGGGAGTTCCTGCCGAGCTCGCAACGAGCTCAGAGTCTCCGTACGCGGTTTCCCCATCGGCGAGGGCTCCGGTTGCATCTTCTGCTGCGCACACGCCGTAGTAGACCTGGGTGGCCGAGCCGTAAAGGCGCCACCCTCCGGGCCCCAACACAACCTGCCTGGTGCCCGTATCTACTGTGAGGACGCGGCTCCGCGCCATACGAGGCGTGCCGATGGATGCTGCGATTTTTGACGAGTCGTCGGAAGTTGTCATGGTTCCTCAGTTGGGCACGCAAAGCGCCCGGTAGCCGACGCCCGCGGTGTCTACGGCGCCGACCAAAACGCGCTCATACCCGGCTACCGCACCGCGTTTGAGCCGCACAAGAATCGCGATCTCATCGTTGCCTGGCTCGATGATGGCAAGCCCTGTTTGTTGCGTGTGCTGCGAAGCCCCTGATGCGCCGGGAATACCTACGGCAATCTCCACGGCTGGAGCCGCGCCGCTGCCGGTACCCAAGCCCGGCGCGATCGTGAGTTGACCTCCGGGAAGGTCTGTTCCAGTTGCGTTCCCACCGCGTACGGCTGGGGTTGTTGGTGCCGCGCCGTCGAGTCCGAGCACAAGCTCCGAGGCCGCCGTGATTCGCGTGTCGCAGTCGGCGTTCCCGAAGACAACCACGTCACCGGCGTCGATGACCGCGATTGGCTTGTCATCCCCTGCTCCGTTTTCCCCAGAGAGCGGCGTGCTGTTCGCGAGGATCGCGTTGGTGTCGTAGAGTTTGAGCGGAGTGTACGGCCCGCCGTTTTCGATCACGAACGTGAGCGAAGATTCCGAGGTAAACGTAGTGGTCAAGTAAGCACTGCCCAAGGCGAGGGTGCTTCCGCTGGTCTTGAGCACCTCGCGCGCTGAGCCTCCGCCGTCCTTGATGCTGAGCGGAATGTTTACCGGGATCGTCACCGCGAGGTTGTCAACACGCATCATCTCCACGTTGTTGACGTAGAAGACCTGCGGAGCTGCGGAACCACTGCGGAATTGGATGCCAGAGACGCTGTTATCTCCAACCAAAACGTGGTTCCCGGACCAACCAAGCGCCCTCAGAAATGCTGTGTCCCCGGAGTTCCGAAAGAGCACACCGAGGGCAGCATTCGAAAGCGCCACGCCAACGGAAACGCCCAGCGAGGCCGCGGAGACCCCAACCCCGTAGCGCTCACACTGCACGTCGTGGGCGAAAACCTTGGCCCCGTAGATCGTCTGGGGTCCATCGCCACCCATGAGTGTGAACGCGAGCGCGGTGCTGCCCAGCGTGATGGTGCCAGTCGTGGTCAACGCCCAGATAGAGCGTGCGTAGGTCGATCCCTGGTCCACGTAGACAGACAGCCCCGTGCCAACCTCTGCGTCAGTGTCCGCGTCCGACGTGCGGGTCCACGCGCCTACTGCCACGCCATAGATGCCGTTTTCCGAGGCGGCGGTCTGAGCCCTGACGAGCACTCTGTCTCCGGCGGAGAGCAGGACCCCGTCAACCGTCTGCAGTCCAGACAAGGTGATGTTCGCAGTCGTCGCGACCCTGCATGAGCTCTTCCAGTCCGAGACAGAGGCCCCGCCTCCACCCCCGCCTGCCGTGGGCACCCAGCTCGTGGAGCCAGCGTCCCACGTGAGCACGTCTCCGTCCGAGGGAGCGCTGTTCGAGACGTATTGGCCCCGGAGGTACGCTGCGTCGTGCAGCTGGGCCGGCGTGTCATCGGGGACCCAAGGACCTGGCGTGAGGTCCGCTGCACGGTCTCCAACGAGGACGGAGCCGTCATGGAGGAAAAGGTGCCATGCCCCCTCGGACAGCACGGCGAAGTTCACGCCAGGATTGGACGAAGGCGACCCCGCAATGAACGTGTGAACGGGCAAACGCGACGGGACGAAGGAGGCTGCATCTAAGATGTTCGCGCTCAAGAAGAACGGGACACGAAGTGCCGCAAGATACCAAGCAGAGTCGTAGAACTGAAGCTGGGACACCGAACGCACATCAGGCGCCGCGAAAGTGCTCCATGTCGCCCCTTGGTCCGTGCTGATGATCCAAGACTCCGAGGCGGGACTGCCTGTTGGGTACGCGACGACGGTTTCACCGTCTGTCGCGAGGCCCCAGCTTGTCCCCAAGGTACTCGTGACCGTGGTGATCTTCGTCCATGTGGCGGTTGGATCGGTTGCTTTGTAGACCTCGCCTGCGAGCGTGATGCCGATCCATACTTGCCCTGTGTAGACTATCTCAACGAACACGCTGACCGTGGCGGTTCCGAGCGAGGCAGCAGCCCACGAAGCCCCGTCATCCACACTGTAGAGGATCTTCGTTGCACACCCCGCGACGATGGTGGACTCTCCAAGGGCAAAGCATCCGACGCCTGTCGTGACGCCAGCCCCAAGAACGCTGGACCAGTTGTTTGCATCGTCCTCAATCGCCGAGCTCACACCTTGGTCTGGCGTTGTGCGCCAAATCCTTCCCGAGCCACTTTTTGTGCTCGAGATCAGCCAAGAACCACCCGTCCAGAACACGCCGGAAATGTATCCGAGGGTTCCTCCGGATTGCTGCGGTGTGAGTTCCGTCCAGAGCTGTCCGCGTTCCGAGACATAGATTGGCCCTCCGTCGGAGGGAGACCCTGGGATGGCCACGATTCTCCGGACAGACCTCATCGACGATGATGATTCCGCCGTGGCAGAATCTGCCGCTGCGCGAAAGATCCCGGGTGATCCGGTTTCAAACCTTTGCCACGAGCTGGTTGATGGGCCTCGAAGGAAATCCACCCAAGTCCCAAGGTGATAAAACAGCCAGTTGAACCACTGGGCCGGCGGCCTATCGTCAGTGCTGAACCCGTCGTTCCTAACGGACTCAACGGGCTCGATGACCTGGTCGGCACCGGCATTCGATGCGAACAAGGGGACTATAGTTGGTCGCTTCGGCATTACTCAATCACTCCGGTGAGGTGCCCGCCGCTGGCGAGTCCCGTGTCTGAAAGTCCCTTCGCCGAACTCGTCTCAGCGAAAAACCTATTCGAGGAGAAGGTGAACAGGTCTGCCTCTGCGCGCGGGGGCGTAACCAATTGGAGTTGTACGCCTCCAGCCTTGGTGAGATTGAGGGCCAGCAGCATCGCTTCGGCTGAAAATGGAAGAGGTGAGTGCGGCTCAATGAGCCACGAGGCATAGCCTTCGCGCGCGCTGAAGGAGATCGCGTCGGGGGCTAGTGTCAGGCCAGTGACCGCGTGGAGGTCTTCGCCGGTCCCAGAAGACTGACGTGCCCGCACGATGGCCCGAAGCATCACGCGATAGTCTTCGTCCTCGAGCGCGCCGCGTTCGAACGCCACAAGCGCTCCAATCTGGTCGAGGGCGTCTCCAATGGCCGTCTCCAACGTGCATTGAAGCAAATCCCAAAGAGCGTCCTCGACATCCTGGGCCTGGTCCATCCAAGACCGCAGCAATGCTTCCAGCGCGACCTTGCCGCGAAACTGCCGCGGCAGCAACGCAACGCCGTCCTCTGCGTGAGTTGTGATCCTGGTGACCGACGTCACCGAGTCGGGTTCGATGTCTGGCATCAGGAGATCCTGCTTGAGTCAAAGACCGCGAGTTCTCGAGGGCCCATCTCCAAGTTCTCCGAACGCTTGCTCGCGGAGGTCCTGCCGAGGCGGATGTCCACAACATCAGTTACGCCTGGCACATCGATCACAGCGCAAATCAGCCGGGCTCTGATGACATCGGATCCAAGGGTCATCGTGTTGCCGTACTCGAGGATAGCTGCCTCAACTGCGTCCGTTCCCGCATAGGTCGCGGCGTCGTAGCGCAGGTTGACGTCCACCCAAACCTCAACAGCGGTGGGCTCGCTCCAGCGCAGCGTACGGGTCTGCCCAATGCTGTCTGTGACGTCCGCGCTGTGGTCTCCGTAGGTGTCGATGCCGCCCGCTTTGCTGCGCCACAGTTGCTCCGCAAGAGCCTGCCTGGCTGTATCTAACTCGGGGCCGGAAAGCCCCACGCGGAACTGCACCACCGCCTCAATGCAATGGGGCGGGCGGTGCTGCGAATCGTAGTAGGCCGATGTGTTCTCTTCGACGAAAACCGCCGCAACAACGCTTTCGCCATCAACCTGCACGTCGGCTAGGTCCGCCTGGATCGCTGGGACGGTCGCCGTGCCAGGTCTCGAAAGCTCGAGCTCACGACGCACGCGAAGCGCTGGATCCTTCTCGACCTCGGCGCCAGCGGCAGCATCAAACGCATTGGTTACTGCGGTCCACCCCGACACAGGCGTGGCAATGACAGTGATGGTGCCTGCGTTTGCGATGTAGGGGCCCGCAACCTCAGCTTCCGCCAACACCTGGAACGCGGCGGAGGATCCCGTGCTGTTGGTGACCGAGGCCTTCGTGCGCCAACGGTTCGAGGCTTGCCCCGTGACATGGGCAACGGAGCCCTGTGGCAACGTGGTTCCAGCCGTCAACGTTACAGTGAGGGTGGCGAGCCCTTTCGAAGCTGCACGCCTGACCGTACCCGTGAAGGCGCAAACGGCGTCGAGGCTGTCAAACACAGCTCCCCTAGGGTCACGCGCCTTGTAGACCGCTGCCCCGAGCTCCCAAAGCTCTCGAAGCTTCGTTGTTACGATCGCGTTGAGATTGCCCAGTACAGTCTCGGCGCTCGTGTCGAGTGTTGGGTCGATGCTGGCGCGTTGAGCGGTCTCGATGTCAGCAAGGATGTCTTCGGTCGTCTTGGGGACGAAGCCGGTTGAGTCAAGGCCTGCCATTAGACGGCTCCTGCGATGAAGGGGGACAGATCCACGGGGGTACCGTCGGCCATTCGCACAATAAGTGGGTTCAACACGGCGACCCGGTCCGGCTCAAGCACCAGGCGAAAGGCCTCGGTTGAGGCTACCCCTGGACAGGTAGAGATCGTGCGGCGCAGCATAGCGTCGAGACGAGGTAGAGCACCCTTTCGCCCCAACAGCGCCAGGTACGGGGTACCCACCTGCTCGTCGAGGATGTATTCGCGAAGAAGCAGCCGTAGGCGTACGCGCAGCCGCTGCGCCACCGCGACGTCTGCGGAGGTCAAGGAAAGCTTGTGACCGGTCAGGTCCAGGTCACCGGTGACTGGGTCGAGAAGAAGGTCACGCATTGTCTTGACGTCGAGGGGGGTTCGGGAGCTCCATTGTTCGTGATGAGCCTTAGCAAAGTACCGAGGTTCACCCGAAACGAGGTCAGTATGTATCCAGGCCAGCAACCCTACGGTTATCCCCCGCAAGAGATGACCCTGTTCCACAACGGCGATTGTCTCGTGACCACATCGCGTGTTCAGGTCCGGGGGACGATGTACCCGCTCGGCGGCCTAACTGCCGTAAACGTCAGCAAGAAGTCAGGCCAACGAGGAGCCGGAATCGTGCTTGCTATTCTCGGCCGGGGCGATTGCGCAAGCCTTGGCCTATCGTCGATGATCCGGCGATCAGAAGGAGAAGGACATGTCATCGCAACGGTGGAAGGTGTTCGCGGGATCGTTTGTCGGGGCGCTTGTCATCCATGGCGTGATGATCGCCTGTGGGAGTATGCCGACGCGCGGAGACGGAGGATCTGACGTCATAGTCCCGAGGGATATCGCGAATGCCGTGATGGACTCGGAGGTCCAGGATGTCCGTGCCGACCCAGACGCTGGGGCCTGCACCTGCGTTCCTGCTCCGTACGTGTCTACGTTCGCGCTCACGGTAGACGAAGGCAGCGGGGCTCAGACGCCCGATCTTGACTACTCTTCAGGGGCGATGTCGGTGCGGCCAAGCAGATTTTCGTCAAGCGAGACCGGGACTACCCTGTTCCTGTCGGCCGATTTTTTTGTAGGAGGTCGCCCGATCGCATTGAGCTCACAGATTGAGATTGGTTCCGACCGAACTCTTCGCAGAGTCGTCTACGCCCAGGCTCGAACGGATACTTGCTCGCCAGATTCTACTCCAGCGGTCATCGGAACTTTGGCTGTCACTAGCCTTGAGGAGCACAGAGCGGAGCTGCGCGTTAGTGAATTGACCGTATTTTGCAGACCGGACCCAACGCGCGACGCAGGAGCACACAGCATCAGGTTTACCAATGTCGTGTTCAGGGTTGAGTCGCCAGGAGAAAATTTCGTCTCGCCACCGCGAAGGTACCAACCTTGATCTACAAGACCTTGCACTTCAAAGCCGGCGTAACGTACACGGTTCTGGCTCCGGGCAAGCCCGTGAGCCGTCAAGTGGAGACTGTCGGCGAGGCCACCATCGTCACAATCGCGTACGATGAAGGGACCTGGATCAAACTCACCAGTCTTCCATCCGGAATGCACATCGACAGCAACCGCAAGCTTGGGTTCAACGAAGCGACACGAGAGGTCTATGTCGTCGCAGAAGACTCAAACTAAAGTTCAGGTTGCTTTTGCCTTCGAGGCAGCAACGTCTCCCAGCGACCCGATGATCGTGTTGGGTGCTCCAGAGTTGCCGCTAATTGGACCGCCGCTCGAGCTCGAACTATAGCCCCCTGTCGATCCACCGGGACCATGCGTGTGCCCGTCAAACGTGCTCTGAATCGTGTCTAGACGCGCGTTGACCAGGTTTGCTAGAGCTAAGAAGTTCGACGCCGTGTCACCGCCCAGATGCACGGTTCCGTCTGTTTCTACCGTGACCACGCGCGTGTCTCCCTGTGTCACTTCCACGGCACCGTTCTTCCGGATTGTCACCCGCGTACCGTTGGGATCATCTGAACCCAGCACCACCGCAGGCGCGCTTGCATCGGCCATGACCTGCTCGGGCGTTGCGTTATCCGGAGGTGGCTCCTGAGGTGCGTGCGCAAGCGCCTTACGATGAACAAACAGCCCGGGAATCGCCACCGCATGGGCGATGTGATGCCGGCGCAAGTCGCCAGGGTACTGTGCTGCTCCGTCTCCGTCTCGCCAGTGCCCGATGGCAGTCTCGCAGCACACGACGAGCACGGTGTCTCCCGGGCCAAGTCGACATGCAACGAACCACCCCTCGGAGCGAGGGAACATCACCGGGATGGACGGCAGCACCGGGAGGTCTTCGTACGCGTACGAACCATCGGGCTGTAGCACCGGATGCCGGATGAGGGGCTGCACGTTCGCAGTCTGGGTTGCCGCATCGTAGCTCTCAATCCGTCCAGGGAACGAGGTGTGCAGCTCTGAGAGGTACTGCTCGATCCAAGCACGGATCACATCAAGTTGGTCGGGGAAAGCTGGTCGTATCATTGGTCGGAGGGTTTCAATTGGCTCGAAGTGTAGGTTTCATCGCGCACGCAGCTCCATCTCCACGGTCCAGTCCTCGCCCATTGTGTCGCCCGTGTACTCCGCGGTCTCGATGCGGTAGGCGCCCCTGACCTCGAGGGCGTCAAGCTGCACGAGGCGCCCGGGCACGAGGTCTGGGATCAGCAGGGCCTTGGCTTTCACGACCCCGTGCTTGCCAACCTCAGGGCTTTCGATAAGGCCCGTGTCGGATCCGAGTTGGATAGCCTCGCGATTGAGCGCCCCGCCTCTGGGAAGAAGTTGGAGCACCCCATCCTGAACGGACCACTCCAACCCAGCGGAGTCGAGTAAGCGAGAGAGCTCCCGCGCGGCCCTGCCTCGGATGGTTGTACCGCGAGGAAAAAGAGCGTCGAGCTGATCGAGGGCCGCCGACGCGATCTGCTCGTTGGTGTTCCCGGCGCCGACATCCATCTCGTCGGCGAGGTACGCAACCACCTCGCGTAGCTGGGTTCCTGGTCCGAACGATCTGACTGCTCTGGCGGTCTGCACCGAGTGAGCTCCGTCGCCTGCAATGATCCTGGTGATCCAGTCTGGACCTTCTCGACGGTGTTCGGTTTGCTTCTCGTTCCCTTGGAACAGCAGGCTCATTCCTTCCTGATAGCCTGCTTCGAGGCGAACCAGGGGGCGAGTGGCATCGCGGATCTCACCGCGGTGGTCTTCCGACAGGTTGAACACTTCGAGCTCAAGCGTTCCCTGTTTGGAGGTCTTCAAGGTCCGTTTGCACTTGAAGCGAAGATCGATGTCTTCGCTCTGCAAGCTTCCCACCGTGACCCGCCACTTGCGACCAAAAAGCCTCACGCTAGCTCCGCAGAGGAAAAGTACAGGAGCTTGAAGCGAACACCGAGCCCTGAAAAATCAGGGTCTTCGTTTCGTCCGGTCGTGTCATCTAGCACTAGGTGACCGCGAGGTATGCGCGCATCCGTAACGCCTCGCAACAGTGGCCAGTTGGTGACCAGGACAATACCGGAGACGATTGGTGAGCCGTCCTGGTCAGAGATCGCGAAGAGCCAGTGCCCAAGCCGCTGCACCCAGTCGAACGAGAGAATGTAGTCCCTCCCATCGAGAGCGGTGCGCTGGCGCCAGGTCGATTGCCCGTCGGAACTGCAAGGGATCAGAATCGCCATCACCCAAACCCCAGTCCACGGAGGAAGCTGCGACCGGGGGCAGCCTGCTGCTCCGTTGCGTCTGTTCCCGGTTGTCCTCCCCGGTTCCTTTGTCGTTGGCCCCGGCGCTGGCGCGGGGCAGGAACGCGCACTCTCTGAGTAGTGGCAATGCGAATTCTTCGTAGATCGAGGTTGAGATGAAGGGAGTTACCCCAGTCAGCGTCACGCTCGACGCGGTATCGCTCGATCACGCAGTTCTCGATCACTCTTGTCCCTGTAGTAACCGTCACGACCTGGCCGGCGTCCTTCAGGGCTCGGAGCTGGTCGTCTACGGCCTTTCGACGGTCGAAGGCCTGCGACCACTGCATGGTGCTCACCGAAGATGTCTGCCCTCCGATGCTCACGGTCGATGCGCGAGTGCTGCCGGTTGCGCCGTCCATCCCGAACGAGGGCACCTCAAGCGGATGGTTGGAAACCACAGCCTCAAGAGTCACGGAGTCGTTCTGCGGGCGCACGTGGTCGCTGATCGCCGCGCCTTGTTCCACCACGTGGTCGGATACCTGGGCCGAGCCCTCGTGCGTCTCGGAGACAAGACAGTCGAAGTCAATTACCTGCTCTTGCCCGCCTTGCGGAGTCCATGAGATTTCCAGCATCTGTCAGTCTGGGTGTGGAGATGGGTGGTCGGCTTCGAGGTCGGCCCGTTGACGGCTCGCGAGCTCACGTGTAACGGCTTCCGCGATTCTCCTGGGGTCCCCTGCGCCGTTGACGTTAATTGTTGTAGGACCAACGGACCTATTGATCGTGGTTGGCGAGGCCTGGAACCTGGCCTCGACGGTCTGTGGTGCTGATGCGGATGCGGCGCGGCTCCCTGGCGAGGCTGGTCGCGGGGTCGTGGGCACGTTCAGCACGAGCTCGCGCCAGTCTCTGGCGAGTCCTTCAAGCCCGCCGCTGAGCATTCTCCCCACAGCCTTGAAAGGAGCAAGGATCGTGTCGGCGATCATCGAGCCATACTCTTTCACTTTTGTCAGGATGGCCGTCAGCGCCCCTCCGGTGGCATCGTCGACGGCATTCCAGGCCTTAGCGAATGGGGCCAAGAGGCCACCAGTGAAGCTGGTCACGGCCCCCCAGGCCCCGGTCACTCCGGCCTGTATGTCAGCCCACAGCCTCGACGCTGCGGCGCCGGCGTCGGAGAACGCGAGTTTTGCCCCGTCCCAAGCCTCCCCAAGGGCCCTGACCACGTTCTGTTGGGTGCCGACCCCATAGGTTCGGTCGAGGTACCTGCCTAGCGCAGAGTCCCCGCCCTCAATCATCGTCGTGAGCTCGTCGTACCCGATGACCAACGCAGCAAGCACCGCCAGTACACCGAGGATCGGAGCGAGCACAGGTAGCCACGCAACCAGCAGTTTTGCTCCTGCAACGGCGCCCGCGATCCCGAGGAGCTTAAGCGCGCCTTCGGCCAAGTGTGTCCCTCGCGTGAGACGCGAAAACTGAGACGCGCCCTTCGTGATCCAGCCGAGGAACTCTGTCAGCAACGGCAACAAAGAAACGGCAATGGTAGAGCGGACACTCACCAGAGTCGTGTTCCATTTGTCCATCGCATCGCCGTAGTCGTCGGCAGCTGCGATGGCCTCGTCGCTCATTGCTCCGCCGAGTTCCTCGAGTTGTCCCCGAAGCTCAGCAAGACCGCCTTCGCCGTCTTGCAGAATCGTGAGAAGCTTCGCCCCGCTCTTGCCAAAGAGTTGCGTCGCAATAGCCGTCCTCTGCGCCGGGTCTTCAATGCCCGACATGGCGGCAGCCACGTCGTTCATAATGTCCCCGGAGCTTCGGGTTTGCCCGTTCGCGTCTTTGGCGGAGACGCCTAGCCGCCGCAGAGTTTCTGCCGCTCGGCCGCCGTTGCCGGAGCCGAGCTGCTGATTGAGTTTGCCCAGTGCAGAGGCAAGGCTTTCGGCGGAGACTCCTCCGAGCTTCGCGGCGAAGCTAAGCTCCTGGAACTCGCGGTAGCTAAGGCCAAGCCTGTCGGCGCTGTCTTTCACCGCACCAGCAGCATCGGAGAATTCGTCAGCGAACTCTCGGATGCCAACGACCAGCTCCGCGCCAGCGATGACGGACCCGAACTCTCGCAGTAGTCCAACCCCGCCTTCGACCGACTGCATGCCTTTGCGTAGGTTGCCGTCATCGAATTCGATGCCGAAGTAGGCGGCGATCTCTCTAAGCGGAGGGCTACTCATGGTTTAGTCGAGAGGAAGCGTCTTCGAGTGCATCCAGGACGACGTTTGCGTCCATCACGTCCGCGAGGGTCCATTCGCTCCAAATGGTTGCTAGCGGATCGTTGTAGCGTCGGGACACGGCAATCCTGTGGATCTGCCAAGGGATGTGTGCTGGGAGCTCAAAAGAGACTACGGCGCCGAAGCGACGTGTCGGCGGACGCGGGCTCCCAGCGCTGCGAGTAAAGGGCCGAGGTTGACCTCGATGCCAAACTTGAGCCACTCGAATAGGGATCCGAGGTCGCCGGCGAAGTGGGCATCGAAAACGGCTCCAAGAGCCAACTCTTTCCCGTTTACTCGAGCCATTGTGGAGTCTGCCAGCAGGCGGCAGATGGCCTCGAGATTGTCAGCGTCGAGATGCTCCGCCAAGGTTCCCAAAGCAGCCAGCACAGCTCCGCTGGCATCCTCAAGCGAAGTAACCCGCTCGAGCCCTGGGCCGACAACGCGGGCCACGCGAGTGAACAACTGCAGACCCTTGGACGCTCCCAGTGGAGTTACCTCATAGAGCACGCCATTGATCGTTTTCTGTTGTGGTTCGCGAGGCATCAGATGCTCGGGTTTCCGCTCGGGTCGAGCTGCATTGAGGCCGCACGGAGCGTCCACTCGTTTTCGGCGATCTCACGACCGCGCGAAACCGTTGGCGGCTTGCTCACCCAGGCCTTGTCAGCCCTCGCGAGCACTACGCCCGAGGATCGGTCCGTCAACCGGAAGGCCCCAACGTCTCCGCCATTCTCACTTGCGAGCGCGAGTTGGCGAAGCGCAGACAGAAGGTCGTTGCCTTGAGAGGTCTGGAGGAGCTTGATCTTGATGGTGGCCCGGAGGTCGTTGGAGCGGGCGCGAGCCACTTCGCCATCCGCCCCAGCCTTGTCGCTGAAGTCGTCTGCGTTCATCTCGATGGAAACAAACTCGCCCTCGGCAAACCCACTGTCGATGATCTTGCCCGCAATGGATAGGACCACGAGGTCCGCGGCGTAGGTGGTGGTTCTGTCTTTTGCAGCCATGATGCCTCACACAGAAATGGTGCCAGTGATTTCAATTGCGTGGATCGCTCCAGCCAGAGTGCCACTGAACTGGATGTCCGGGAGCACGCGGTTGGCGCGGTCTACCGGATCAACCTCGGCCACGAGAGGGGCCGTAACAGTGGGAGCCGGCGTAGCGGCAAGGCCGCCGACTCGCACGCCATCTCCCAGCTGTGCCTCTACCTCGGCTTTTACGAGCTCGACCCCAGAATCTGTGTAGGGGATCTTCTTGGCGTTCACAAGGATGAAGAACAGGCGCTCTTGCATTCGAGCCCGCAGCCAGTCGACGAACCGAACCACGTCGATCCACTCGCCCGCGGCGACTTTGCCCTGCTCGGTAACAGGCACGCCTGCAACGACCGTGTAGGTCCCCCCGCGCTTGTTGTGGAGATTGGTCTTCTGCGTGTCTGTAAGCGCGTAGACCGAGACGCCTGGAATCGTTTTGTAGGCCCACGTATCGCTTCCCGGATCATCAGGGTAACGGTTGCCCATGATGCCGGCCGCCAAAAAGTCAGAGCCAAGATTTGGATGAAACCAACACGAGGTACGGGCGTAGGAGTCGGCCTTCAGGGTGGAGAGCACGTCAGTCGTGACGGAGGAATCCTTGGCCTCGGAGTCGGACGTCTGCGCGCAAAAGATCACCCTTTGAGTCTCAGCCCAGGCAGCCGCTTCGAGCACCTCGGCCTTGCTGTTGCTGTCCAGCAGCAAACCGTACCAATCTGCATCCGCCGCGAGAATGTCGCTCAAGTCTCCGGCGATTCCAGGATCGGTGGTTTGATCCTTCAGCGCGATGGACGCGCTTAGGTCCGCAAAGGTCGTAAGAACACCTTCGCTGGTCGTTGTCACCACAACCTTCGTACCGCTTCCCCCGGCAGCACTGAACCGCGCCTGCAGACCGATCGTAAAGCTCCCGCCTGTGCCGCTCTGGGCAGGAACGAAAACCGAGGTAATCCGCGCAAAGAGTGTACCGAGCGCGCCATCAACCGTGGCGCTGCCTCCGTTGGGGACCGCGATCGTGTCGGTCACGTTGTTCCCGGCTTTGTCTCTGCCAGATACAGTGATCGTCGTAGCGTCGAAATCTCCGTGGGCGCTGAATGTTGCCTGCACGGCGCGAGGCGGGTCCATTTCTGAGCCTCCGACGACCCCGTTCAGCTCCGTCTCATCGTCGAGGGTAAGCAGGCTTGCGGAGGTGTCATGCGCCGTCACGATCGCGTCTGCATCGGCGTCACTCTTGGCGTTCAGCGCCGAGGCTAGAGCTGTGCACACGGCTGCCAGATTATCGGATCCTAGCGCGGTATACGTCACCTCGTGTCCATTGACGCTGAGACTGTATACCTTGCCAAGCGCCGGCGCCGCTGGTGTAAGGTCCACGATCTGAGAGAATGGCAGCTCGCGTCGACCGACCTTCACGCGCTTTACTCGCGGCTGCTGAGAGAAGATCGTGCGCGCGATGCGGTAGGCCGGATCGGACGAGCTAAACCCATCCTCTTCCATCTCCGACAACTTCGTGTAGGACCGGACGAGGTCCACGTACAGTGAGTGGTACGCAACGATCAGCGGCGTGCCGAATCCGGCTCGCGTGGGCGTCTTGGCGCTTGAGGTGATCTGAACATTGACAATATCTTCCAGGCTCACGGCAGGACCTCTTCGGAAATCTGCAGGGCTACGGGCAAGTCGTCACCCGCGGGATTCTTCAGTGCAGTAGAGACCTTTGCGGTCTCGATGGTGTTGATTGGCGAGGACGTCTCAAACGCTGTTGCGTTGAACCTGACCTCAACGATCACGCGAGAGACCCAGCGTTGATCGACACGATAGTCGGCCTTGAGAGTCGAACCGACCCTCACGAGACCTAGAGCCATCGCGGCTATTGCCGCAAGTGACGCAGGGCACCGAGCCCGGCTACGAAAACGCTCTGCAAGCGTGAAGGCGTTTGGGGCGCCGGGTCTCTGGCTTAGCGTCTCGATTGAGAGCTGCAGCGTGACCAGTCGCAACCCCACCGTTTGCGGAGTCAAATTGAGAGCAGGAGCGGAACGCTCGCTGTCCTCGTAGCGCTGGTCTTCTACACCAACGCTGACCATGGATACCCACGAGAGCAACACCAATGTACCGCTGTGATGCGGCCGGGGCGCGTTCTCGAAGAGGACTACATCGACTTCGGTTAGACTTCTCACCCAGTCCACAAGGAGCGGCTGGAGCGTTTCAAGATCCATCGCTTAGATCCTCGTATTCAATCGAGTCGATCATCTGTCCCGTGTCGATCAAGGGAGTACTTGAGCCCTTGCGAACAATCGTGGATGGCGCGTTGGGCGGAGGGATCCCAGCTTCGACGCGAGCTTGGATGGCCTCGACGACGAACTCCCCAACTACTTCCATGACTTCCCTGCGAGATGCCTCGCCACCAACGAGGGCGCGAGCTCCAATAGACAGAAGCCGCCTGATCTCTCCTTCTTTCTCGTCGACGGTGCCACGCAAGAACGACCGCTGCGGAATGAGCTCCGTGCCGAACTCTTGGGCAGAAGCATCCTCCAGGAGCGATGTCCCTCGAGGCTCGTGCGGCTGATCCTCAAGGATACCGACTCGAACCCGTGCGGGCCTGAGGCGTTCAGCGAGACCCGTCAGCCCGTTCCCCGACACGATGATCTTGGCTGGCATGTTAGGTTCTCAGGCGCGCCAGGATTGCGCTGAGGGTCTCTCCGGGGAGCTGGCCTACCGCAATGCCTCCGCCGGCACAGCGGCCCTCCAGCTCCTTGCGAGCTGCCGAGTAGGTTGTGCTACCGTCCTTGGCCTCGAGACGGGCCTGCATCCCCCCCGGAGAGATCGAGAGGATGTGTGCGGCTTGAAGCCAAACGGCTTGCTTGTAGGTGTCTCCGAAGACCCTCTCGTCGGTGATGTTCTCGGCCTCGGACAGCGCAAGCTCCACAAGCTCGTCCGAAGTCTCGTCAAACTCGGCGAACCGGCGCTTGAAGCTTGCTGCTGTCAAAGTCATGGATCACCCTCGGCGAGAAGCGCGGGCAGGAGGAGCAACGGGAGGGTCGTCCGTTTTGGCGACCTCTGCCGTGGGCGCAGTCGCGGAAGAGAGGGCGGCTTCAAGCCCTGCGATGCGCCCAGCAAGTTCGTTGCGCTCTGACTGCAGAGCGCCGTTCTTGGCGTGCATCTCGCTCACGAGGGCATCGAGGCCTTCAAGGCGAGTCTTGGCCGAGGCCAGATCAAACGCGAGGCGTTCGTTCTCCACCTCGAGCTTGGCGGCTTTCTCAGTCGCCGCAGCGGCCTCGGAGAGCATCGACCCGATGCGGCGCACTTCCTCCTCACGGCCCTTCTCGCGTGCGAGGAGCTCAGCGATCGCAGCATCTTTCTGCTTCACCTCCTCCCGCGCCCTCAGCAGGTCAGCAGCCGACGCGGTAGGCACCAAGGCTCCGGCCTTGCTGGCCAAGACCTCCGACTCGGCAATGAGCACCCTGCGTCCGTCAGGCGCTGGCTGAAGCCACGCCCGGGTCGAGGCTTTGGCCAGATCGAACACACCGACCTGACCCGGCAGCACGCCACCAATGGGAGCCGTGTGCGCGTTGTAGAGCCGCACGAGGTTCTCTTTTTCAACCATCACGACACCGTGCCCAGGCCGTCCATGTACGCGGCCGAGAGCGGGTACAAGAAGCGCACGCCACCGAGACGGCACATGGACCGGATCTCAAGGTTTCCGCCGAGGTCGATTACCGGCAGGATGAAGAACAGCATGGGCGCAAGGAGAGCAACCTTGCGTGGGTTGGCTGAGAAGGCGACCATGCGCGAGCCTGTTCGTGGGGCGTCTGCCGTGCGGAGCTTGAAGCTCTCGAAGACGGCGATGTTTGGGTTGGCCTTCTTGAACATCGAGAGCACCGTTTCTCCTGGCGCCGAAGCCCCGATAAACGTAGAGCTCACGAGGCTGAAAAGGTCATCCGGCAGTGCCAGCGAGTCAGCGCGCTCCACGCCGTTGCTGCCGTTTTTTACGGCGTTCACGACCTTTTGCATGTCAGCCAAAATCTCGCTTGGAGTGGCCGTGGGCCAGGCGCCGGTGATCTCAGGGACCAGAGGCACCAGAGGGTTGTTTGCAAACCCGGTGACGTTGATGTCTGAGTCTCCGAACCAGGCGACCTCGTCAACCTCTTGGTCTACGGCCTCGCGCGCGGCATCGTCCAAGAGCTGCTTGAGTGGGATGTTTGCAAAGTCGGCGCTCCACTGCTCCTGCAGGTCGATCTGCTGGGCAATGCCGTAGTTCGCAAAGTACGAGGTGATCTCCTTGCCGGAGACATCCACCTTGGGCCACTGGTCAGCCATCGTGGAAATGCGCCGGGCCCTGCCAACGCGGTCGTACGCCCGAGCCGTGAGGCTCTTGGCGCCGCGATCCACATCAGTCTTGACCGGGATGATTTCCACGGCGTGACCTTTGGCGTACTCGACCTTGTGCAGGTCCGTCTCGATCTGCTCCAGTTGGCGCGTAAACGCCAACACAGCGTCAGAGTCGCAGCGCTGACCTGTACGGGCTGCTGCCTGGGTGAGGACCACTTTTGCGTGGTCGAATCGCTCTTGGAACGGGATCTTGTGCGACATTGTTTCCTCAGCTCAGCTCGAGCTCGGCGTAGCCCGCGCCCGTGGTAGTGGTTGCGAATCGGGCGCCGCGAAACGGGGCGCAGTCGTTGGAGTCGGCTGTGCCGCGAAATGCGCCGCGAACCTCCGCACCCGTGGCAACAACGCGCACGAGCACGGGAAGCAGCGGGGTCACTGCGGCCTCTACGGCCACGAGGATGCGTCCCTTGCGGCGTACCTCAAACTCCTTGTAGCGTGCATACGTCGCGCTCTCCTCGACGCTGCGACGGATGGACACGCCGAGGGCCTTCTTGTCCAGCGGGCCGAGCACGCTGTTGATGCCCACGGTGAAGCTGCCTCCGGTGCCGCCCTGCGTCTGCACGTCGATCCGCGTCACCGTCGAAAAGTGCTGCGTAGTAGTGAGGGTCACGTTGCCACCGTCGGGCATCTCCATCACTTCCTGGATGGGGCGACCGAGGTAGTCTGTGCCAAAGATCGCAACCACCGCCGGGTCCCAGTTCGCGTGAGAGTCGGCAATGAACGTGATCTGCCGCGGCGGCCACATCTCGGCTTGTCCAACGACCCCGTTCAGGTCGGTACCAGAGAGCGAGAGCTTTGCCGCCACAGTGGCGTGCGTGGTCACAATGGCATCCACGTCGGTCGCGGGTTCGTCTGACGAAAGCAGCGGCCGCACGAGACCGTCTGCGGCGCCTCGCAGACAGAGGATGCCATGCTCGATTGCAGTGGTGTTCTCGTTGGCAACCGGCAGATCATCCTTCGACCCCGGCAGCGCCATGCCGGCGTAGCCCGCGGCAAACCGCGAAAGGTAGGTTTCCTGTACAGAGCTAGCCATCAGAGGGCCGCCTTTCTTGCGGCTTCGCGCCGCGCCTCGAGTTTCTTGTCTGGATCTTGCTCGTGACCGTCGGTGTGCGTGGCCTTGGTGGCGAGCTCTTGCTCGAGCTTTTGAGCAACGGGATGCATCTCCGGCGCTGTCGCCGAATCGGTTTTCGTTGTCGCCTTGCGAGCGCTTTCGATGGCCCCTTGAGCCATGCCGCGGAGGTACTGAGCATCAAGCTTCGTGTCGGCCTTAACCCCGTACTGTTTCTCGACGATGCGTCGGTCAATCTCCTCGCGCCCAAGCCCATCGAGCTTTGCTTCTGCTCCAAGCACGAGCCGCGCGTCGGAGTGGTCTTGCACTGTCTTCGCGAGGTGTTTTGCATAGACGCGCGGGTGCTTGCTCTGGATCGAGTCCAGTAGTCCTTCAGCACCAAGCTCGGTCATCGCCGGCGCTGCCGGTGGCTCATTCGCTGGAGGCTGCGCCTTCAGAGCGTTGATAGCCGCGGTGAGGTCGTCTGCAAGCTTTTGCAGAGACGCAGCCGATGACGCGGCGTCGTCCCCGCGCTTCATCTCCTGATCGACCGCGGCCTGTCCCGCGGACTGATCTTCCGCGGCGTCCAACTTGAACTTGCGGCCGCGGATCGTGATCCACTTTTCCATGGAATCCCCATCACTACCGCGGGAATCCGCCCGCGTTGTCGGCCCAGGGCTCGCCCCCGGGTTGAGTTTTTCGATGGCAATCGCGCGTGGGTGCTCAGTCACGCTTGCATCGTTGAGACGCACGGAAACCTCAGCCCCGCTGCGGCCCCACCCCGGCGGACCCAAAGCAATGTGGTTGCCCCTGATCGACCTCTGAATGTACTCGTAGGCCTCGCCCTCGGGCGTCACTCCCGGAGAGTGCTCCAGCTCACACGAGTAGCCGCACGAGACCTCTTTGAGCGCGCCAGAGAGTAGTTGTTCGACCTGAGGTCCAGACTGGACAACCAACGTCGCGCGCACAAAGGCGCCCGAGGGGCGCACGTCGTCGCAGGCGTGGCCCACCGCGTACTCTCGCCAGTTCTGTTCCGTGACGAGCGCGGGAGGGTGGTCCTCGGAAACCGGGGCAGAGTTGAACGAGGCCAGGGCCTCTGGCGCAAAGACCTCTTCGGGGAGCCGAAGCTCACGCCACGAATTGCCGGCCGAATCGCTGTAAGACAGCACTCCGCACCTGGCAATCATAGCGTCTACGCGGACCCCTCCCTGCGGGGTCCTGGTGGGGCCCGTGAAGGACCCCGCGTCACGTCGCTGGACGCGCATCAAGCACCTCCAAAGGTTCAACAGGAAGGTCTGGTGTGTTGCGCTGCGCTGACAGAGGGAACTCTTCGCGGGTCTCCCCAGCCCAAAGACCCGCTGTTGTGAACGTCAGTGCGACAGGGTGCTCTACGATCCCTTCGGGAGTCTCGCCTCTTGGAGCGTAGGCAAGGGTCACGTGGGGGTTCCACCCGTGCTGCGTCTGACACTCGATGCCGGCAGCTGCGAGCGCGCAGACAAGCTCCTGTCTAGCTGCAGCAAGGGCCGGACACGAGGGCACGAGGAACACGGGGTCTGGCTCGCCCTCGGGAGCGTAGAAGCGACCAACGCCCCCGAGTGTCCCCGGGACAGGTGCGTGCGATGCGGCCCAGGCGGCAACCACAGAGCGCAAGGCCACTGCGGCCTCGGCGGACAGAGGGCCCTCGCCGAGGTAGGCAAGAGTTACATGGAGGTCGGCAGCAGGGAGCCCAGAGGGCAGTGCGACGGCTCCGGCCACGTCCGGCGGCACCAAGAGCACAACGCAAACACCCGTAGCGCCGTCGGCCCGGTCGGCCTGCATAGGTGACCCTCCGCTCCCCGCGATCCCCGACCAAAGCTTCCCGAGGCGGTTGTGCTCCAAAACCCTGGCCAAAAACTGCTTGGTGCTTTGGTGCGAGCGCTGCAGCCCCGCATGCGCTGCCTTGAGCTCGTCGAGCTCTCTCGTGTGCTCTGGCAGCAAAGCCGTGTAGTACTCGGGCCCCAAGAGCTGCTCCGCGCGCGCCTCGTCTACGCCCAGGGCGTGGGCAATCCGAGCGATGCCGGCAGCGCGAGGGAGGCGCCGCTCGGAGACGTCTGCCGTGATCGAGGCGAGCACCTTCTGTGTTTCGGCGCTTGGCAAAGAAGGCGCCGAGTTTCGTTCGTCAGCAACAGTGGCTGGCGGCCCCATTCCGGCAGGCATAAAATCCTCGGGCCCCAACATGCGTAGAGCACGAGCTGGATCCACGGTCGGAGTGGACACCTGGATGATCTCCGCGGCGGACTCGCGAGAGATGATCCGTGCGGCGGCCTTCGTCGCAACATCCACAAGAGACGCGGTCTGCGCGCCGTTCAGCGCGGTGGCTTGGACGTCCACTGCTGGGACTACGGTCTCTTGGGTGGCCTCTGGTTTTTCAAGCGGCACCAGTCGTCCTGAGGCAATGAGCTTCTGCCGCCACTCGTCTCGAGTCTGCACCTGCGCATCAAGCAACATTTTGTCCGTCGCCGCTTGTTTCGACTCCAGGTCAGCTTTCTGCAAGTCGTTGAGCCGCTGCAAGGACTCGAACTTGATGCTCCACGCCGCGGGCTCAACCCCACCCGTGGGGCCACGCTTTGAGCGCAGGAGCAACTGGACGAGCTGTTCTGCCGCGGGCCTGAGTTCGTTCTCCCTGCCGGTCTCAACGCGATCATTCCAGAGGGTGATGGAGGCCTCTCCGGTGGCCTGTAGACCTGATGGCTGCCTCCCGTAGAGCACCTCAACAGGCATGCCGTCCGAGGCTGCAGCAAGCAGGATCATTGCCCGGTCAAGCAGCTCTGGAAATCCACCCAGGACCGAGGTTTCGACGCGCTCTAGCTCCTCCTCGGTATCAAGTATGATGGCTCGAGCCGCTGATCGGACGGCATCCAGCATCTCCATCCGCCGCCGGAAAATGTCCTTCTTGTCTCCGGCGATCTTTGCATCAAGACCCTTCGTCTTGTAGACGGACTGCGAAGCGTCGAGAGCCACTTCGGCAGAGCTTTCGTAGATGCTATTTAGCGTGCGAAGGCGGTCGTAGACCTTCTGTAGCACGCTGTCGTCCCACCCGCCGTTGGCCCGCACCACGTCACGCGGCGTGATGGGGCCAGGGAGCCGAATAACTCTCGATGCATGGACAGTACGGCGGAGGTGGTCCCCAGGACCACTCAACATGAGCTCGTAGAGCTCAGGCTTCTCTCCGTGCCACTTCGAGACGTACATCTCGCGGCGGTCGAGCACGGTCAGAGAGCGCACATCCCAGAGCTTTGAGAAGTCGATGGGCTCGATTGGGTCGAGTCCATCAAGCACGGAAACGTACGCCCCGGCTCCTCCGTAAAGGCGCGTAAACACCCACGTCTTAAGGAGCTTTTCGCGCGCTCTGAGCTCGTCGAGCTTCGCGTTGCACTCCACGTCTGCCGCGCGGTCACCGAGATCTACCGTGAACCTTCGCTCGCACGCTTTGGACGGCATCGCGTCCACAATGCGTGCAGCAATGCCATCTCCCCGGTAGAGGGCCGTGAGTCGCGCGTCGTCAATCCGAGGCTCCTGGACAAAGGAGACCCCGCGCTTGCGCACGCTGGCACCAATGCCAGTAAGCTCGTTGAGCCAGCCATCAGCGCGCTGAACAATCTCGCCTGCGAGATCAAACAGACCCATTAGACCGCACTCCAGGCGCGAGCCCACGTCTCAAGGCTATTGTCACCCTCGAAGATGGACAGCGCGAGCGCATCCCCGTGGTCGGGCGACCGTCCCAGCTTGGACTTGATTTGCTTCTTTTCTTCGACCTGGAATCTGCCGTTGGAGTCAAAGAAGTACTCAGGCGCGAGCAGGTCTCCCTGAAGCAACGAGTGCTGGGGGATCTCTCCGGCATTGGACAACCAGTGAGAGGTCTCGAAGTGCAACTGCGCACGCAAGTTGTGGTACCCAGGGGTTCCGGGAGGTGGTTCTACAGTGGGCGATGACGACCCGTTCACAGGCACCGCCACGCAGTCATCTCGACGTTTCAGCGCATCGAAAACGCTGGTTCCAACCCCAATGACATCGACGTTGATAATGGGTTTTTCTGCCGGACGAACGAGCTCGCGGCCATTGATCTTGCAGGAATGCAACGCCTGCATCACACGTCCTGCGGTGTCTGGGCCGTCGCCCTTCGGCAGCCCATCGAGAACCGCGAGCACCCGGTGCCCTCGTCGCGGTACCGCAACTGTCTGGTCGTCGCCCTCACGCCCGCAGTCGAGTCCCACGTACAGAGGTTCGTCCGGCATGGGCTCGTTCTGATGATCGAGCCAGCGGTTTTCTGCGTCTTCGACCTGACCAAGAGACACAACGCAACAGATGCCGCCGCGAGGGAAGTTTCCCTCAACGCGAACCTCAAGCACGGGGCTCCCCACGCCAAAGTGTGCCTCGAGTTGAGCGACACCTTCCGGGGAGGCGAGGCCCTGAATGCGACGAGCCCCAGGAGTGAAGTTGGGGGTCTCTCGACTGGAAACCCTGATATTCTTCCAGGCAGCGCGCTTCGAATGGAACGCGTCGAAAAACGTACCGGACGTGCGCGTGGGGTTTCCGGTGAGCAGGAGATGCCCTCCGCCTGTGGAGTTGCCAAACACAGCGTCGAAGATCTTCTGAGGGAATCCGCTGGCCTCGTCGACGATGAGCAAAAGGTTCGGAGCAGAGATCCCGGCGAAGGCCTCGGGATCCCTAGTTGTGAGGCCCCGAACGTTCCTCCCGTCTGCGTAGCGCAGCCCCTTGTGGTAGTCGTCGTAAAGGTGTCCCCCGAGGTGATACCCCCTCCGGGCAGCAACCTCGTAGAGGCGCCGGAACTCGGGCCAAAGAACGTTTTCAACCTGGTGGCCAGCCGGGGCAGTAAACACAGCAAGGCCTCCGGGGCGCGTACACACCCACCAGTGAGCCACCGCAGCATCTACCCACGACTTGCCGACCTTGTGACCGCTGCGCGTCGCGACATACGGGTGCTCGTCGACGGCTTGGAGCACCTCGCACTGCTTGGCCCACGGGTCAGCTCCGAAGACCTGCCGCGCGAACAGGACGGGGTTATGAGCCCACCGCTGGAGGAGTGTTCGTCCCGCTTCCGCCAGGTCCATTCGAGTCGAATCCCATCGCGAGAAGATCTCCGAGACCTATCAGCGGCCCCCCGTCCTTGCCGGTGAGCTCGCTTCGCTTCGGCGCATCGAGACCAAGGAGCTTGGCTTTGCGATCGATCGCTTTGAGGATCTTTTCGGCGAAGCTTGGATCCTTCCGCCGTGCCCAGAGCGCGCGAATCAGTTCATCGCACCGAGCGACCTCAAGCTCCACAAACTCAGCGCTCTTGCCTTTGTTGGCTTCGGCCAGATCTCCAAGGGCATGCGAAAGATCGAGAGAAACCGTGCTGTGAGCCACACCAAGGCGCTGTGCTATCTGCTCAACAGAAAGTCCCTCAATCCGAAGCTCAAGCGCGCTTTTTGCCCGCCGTGCCTTCGCCGCCCCAGTAACAGAGGCTTTTCCGCGAGGCCTCCCTGCTTTTCCACTACGCACCGTCGATTTCCTGTACTGTCGATTTTCGAACCCCCGCCCGGCGCGAGTCACCCACAGCGTGCCAACGGCGAGCTCACGAGCCCCGCGAGGTACCGCTCGGGGAAATCAGCGTCCACCAGGTAGACCACGCCTCCATTCCCCCCGGGCCCTCGAGCTACCACGACCCCGGGGACTCCCGCGGCATACCACTCGGGGACCCAACGCTGCACAGAGCGGAACGGGTGCCCAATGGAAAGGGCCAGCTCCCGTGTGGAAAGCCAGCCCTGTCGCAGGAGTTCCTGGGCCCGTGATGCCGGTCTGTCAGACGGCAGAGACACGTGTGGCCACTGGAACGAGCCGATTGTGGCGCCATTCGCAGCGGGTGTCAAGGAATGAGCTGGAGCTCTGGGGCAAACTCAGCAACTACCGGAATTACACCAAGTGTAAGGCCGGACATTGACGCCAGCTTAATTATGTCTATACTCCGCTTGGGATGAGGCTTCGGTTTGCGGATCCAGATCTAGAGCGTTTGGAGAAAGACGCTAGTTTTCCGGAGGATTCGCAGCGCAAATCGTCACGGCGTTTCGTAAGCGCATGCAGCTCATCAGAGCCGCGATGGACGAACGCGAATTCTACGCCCTCAAGTCGCTCCACTTTGAGAAGCTGAAGGGCGATCGAGCACACCAACGTTCAATGAGACTCAACTCACAGTGGCGCCTCATCCTGGAGTTTGAGGAAGACTCTGATGGGAAAATCGCTGTGATTGTCTCCATTGAAGACTACCACTAAAGGTGATGTGATGAACGAGCGCATGTTCGCAGAGGTATTCCCTCCGGGTGAGTTCGTAAAGGACGAACTTGAGGCACGTGGATGGAGTCAGGCTGATCTCGCGGAAATTCTAGGGAGATCAGCGCGTCTCGTTAGCGAGATCATCTCCGGAAAGCGTGCTGTGACGGCAGAGACGGCCCGCGGGCTTGCCGAGGCTTTCGGTACCGACGCTCAGACATGGCTGAACCTCGAAAGCGCCTACAGCTTGTGATCGTCGAATCGCTTCCGGGTGCCAAGGTTGATGGAGTGTGCCTCTGGCTAGAGGACGGAACTGTGCCTG